GATACCGTGCTGCCCAAGGCTACCGGCGCCGCCACCGCCTACTGGGTTGCCGAAGGCGACAGCCTCACCGAGAGCAACACCACGTACAGCTCTATCAAGCTGGAACCCAAGACCGTGGGCGCACTGACCGCGTTTTCCCGCAATCTCGCATTGCAGAGCAACCCCAGCATCGAGGCCCTGCTGCGCGACGACATCAGCGCCGTGGTGGGCTTGGCAGTCGACAAGGCCCTGATCCATGGAACCGCAGTGGCAAAGCAGCCGGTGGGCATCTTGAACGTTGCAGGCATTCAGACGGCAAACCTTGCCACTCTGAGCTGGGCCACCGTCGTGGCCATGCTCGAGAAACTGGGTTTAGAAAATGTCTCGCCCAATGCCATCGTGACCCATGCCAAGGCCGCGACGAAGCTGCAGACCACGCTCAAGAACGCCGCCAGCGGCGCCGAGTACCTGCTGCAGAACGGTCGCATTGCCGAGCTGCCCGCGTACATCACCAACCAGCTCGACGCCAAGACCGGATCGCCCAACACGGGCCGCGTGATCGCTGGCGACTTCTCGCAAATCGTGATTGGTGAATGGGGCGTCACTGAGGTGCTGGCCAATCCGTATGCCGCTGGCTACTACGAAAAGGGCGATGTTCAACTGCGGATCATGCACACGATGGACGCCGTGGTACGCCATCCCAAGGCGTTCGTGGTGGCTGACGACCTGAGCATCTAACGAGGGGTTGCGAATGCTGGAACTACGCGGACACGGCACGCTCAAGGCGAGCGGCAACAAGACATTGACCGGCTATGCCGCCGTGTTCAATTCCGAGGCCAACCTGGGCAGCTTCTGCGAGGTGATCCGCCCTGGCGCTTTCGCCAAATCGCTGGCGACGGGTTCCAACATTCGCGCCCTCTACCACCATCAAGGCGACGCGCTGCTGGGCACCACCCGAGGCGGCACGTTGACGCTGCGCGAGGACGCGCATGGCCTGGCTTTTGAACTGGCCCTGCCCGACACCACCCACGGGCGTGACCTCGCCATCCTGGTGGATCGCGGCGATGTGGCCGGTTGCTCTTTCGGCTTTCGCGTGCCCGAGGGCGGCGACCGCTGGGAAGCTCGCGGCGCGCAGACCGTGCGCGAGCTGCTGACGGTGGAGCTGGCAGAAATAACCCTGACGTCAGACCCCGCCTATCAAGACACCACCGTGGCACTACGCACCATGCCATCCGTGTACGACCTGCACCGTCCTGGTATCGGTGCCAATGCCCTGTGGCTGGAGACTTGCCGATGAAGATCCTCGACCGCGCCCTGGGCGCCATCGGCCTGGAGCGCCGCAGCACCATCGGCCTGAACGGCTGGCCCGTGCCGCTGGCAGCCAGCGCTGTGAATGCCACCTCCGCGCAGGGCGTGAGCACCGTCTATGCGTGCGTGCAGGCCATTGCCGAGACCACCGCATCGCTACCGCTGATCCTGTTCCGCCGCGGCGATGATGGCGACCGGGAGCGCGCAACAGACCACCCGCTCTACCGCGTCTTGCACGACATGGCAAACCACGAGCAAACGGCATTGGAGGCACGCGAGTATCTGCAGGCCTGCGTGCTGCTGCGCGGCAATGCCTTTGCCCGCATCGTGCGCGGCTGGGATGGCCAGGTGCGTGAGCTGTGGCCCCTCAACCCCGACAACGTGACGGTGCAGCGCACGGCCACCGGCCTGGTGTACGACCACAGCAAGGACGGCGTACTGACCCGCCTGCTGGCCCATGAAGTTCTGCACCTGCGCCACCGCCTGGGGGATGACGGCGTTATGGGCGTGTCTCCCATCGCTGCTGCGCGTGGCGTGATTGAGCTGGCCCAAGCCGAGCAGGATCATGGGCGAAACACCTTCACCAACGGCGCCAAGCTGCTGGGGGTGCTCAAGTTCCCCGGCAAGCTCAAACCCGAGCAACGCCAGGCCATCGCAACGAGCTGGAGCAGCCAGCATGCAGGCGGTACCAACAGCGGGCGCACGGCGATTCTTGAGGAAGGCGTGGACTTCCAGAGCGTATCAATGACGCTCGAAGATAGTGAATGGATTGCCGCACGCCAGTTCAGCGTGGAGGAAGTCTGCCGCCTGTTCCGCGTGCCCCCCACCATCGTGGGCGACCTGCGCCATGGCAATTACTCAAACAGCATGGAGCTTGCGCGCCAGTTCGTGACGATGAGCCTGCGCCGCCATCTTGTCGCGTGGGAGCAGGCCATAGCCAAGCAACTACTGACCGAGGTCGGGCGCCGCGTGTACTTTGCCGAGCACCAGGTGGAGGGACTGCTGCGCGGCGACAGCGCCAACCGCGCCGCGTTCTACAGCTCCGGTATTGCATCGGGCTGGATGCTGCCCAGCGAGGCCCGGCGCCTGGAGAACCTGCCCACCATCCCCGGCATTGACGATGCGCCACGCGACGGCCAGGCCGTCCCGGCACGCCAGCCCTACCCGAGCAAGGAGGCAACATGACCCGCCCGCCCAACTTCTTTGCCAACGCCCGCCTGCCGGTGCCCCCTGGCCTGCTGCCCCGCAAGCCAGCAAACGCCACTGGCCGCGATGCTGACCCGCGCCGCACCTTGCCCCTCAACGGCTACGCCTGGCAGCGCCTGCGGGCGTCCGTGCTCAACGGTGAGCCACTGTGCAGGCACTGCGCCGCCCGTGGCCTGGTGACCGAGGCCACCGACGTTGACCATGTGAGCGGCGACCCTGGCGACAACAGCAGCGAGAACCTACAGCCGCTGTGCCATGAATGCCACTCGCGCAAGACGGCCAGCGACCAGGGTAAGCGCGTGAGCATGGGCTGTGACGTGGATGGCCTGCCGCTCGACCCGAATCACCCGTGGGCGAAGGTATGCAGCCTCTTGCAGAAATCGCCAGAATGTGCTAGGGCTAGACCGGCCGGTTCCTCTTCCTTTACCGCTGACTGCCCAAAAAATAGGCAACCATGAAGCTGACACCCAAGCGCCAGCGCTCCGACAGCGCCAAAGCCGCAGTGGCCGCGACCCAGGCCGCCGCCCTGCCGCCCCTGTCCCCGCCTGCCCACGTCACGCTGCGCCCGCAGGACGGCCCATTCTGGACGGCCATCGTGACTGCCCGCCCGCGTGATACCTGGAACGAAGTTGACCTCGCCAGTGCCGCGAACCTGGCCCGCTGCCAGGCGGACATCGAGGCCCTGCAAGCGCAGATTGATGAAGCGGGGTTCGTCATTGATGGCAAGGTCAATCCGGCGTGCGAGCTGCTGGAGAAAATGAGCCGCCGTGCCCTGGCCCTGACCCGTGCCATTGCCGTCAACACCGTGGCGACCGTGGGGCGCAGCGCCGATATTGTGAAGGGTGCCGAGCTCGAACGCCAGGCCCGCGCCGATATGCAGGACGATGGCCTGATCCCGACCCTGCGAGCCGTGAAGTGAGCCGCGCCGCCCGCATCATCAAGTTCATCGAGGCCTACTGTGTCACGCCCGAAGGCGCGGACGTGGGCAAACCGCTGGTGCTGGCCGAGTTTCAAAAGCAGTTCATCACCGACGTCTACGACAACCCCGCAGGCACGCGCCGCGCCATCCTGAGCATTGCGCGCAAGAATGGAAAATCGGGCTTGATCGCTGGCCTGCTGCTGGCCCACCTGGTGGGGCCCGAGGCGAAGCTGAACGCGCAGATAGTCTCCGGTGCCATGAGCCGCGACCAGGCCGCCCTGGTGTTCAATCTGGCGTGCAAGATGGTGCAGCAGTCTCCGAAGCTGGCGCCCCTGGTGCGCATCATCCCGTCTGGTAAGCGCCTGATCGGCCTGCCCATGAACGTGGAATATCGCGCCCTGGCAGCCGAGGGCAAGACGGCGCACGGCTTGAGTCCGGTGCTGGCCATCTTGGATGAAATCGGCCAGGTGCGCGGCCCGCAGTCGGACTTTGTGGACGCTATCACCACCAGCCAGGGCGCCCATGCCGAGCCGCTGCTGATCGCCATATCGACGCAGGCGGCCTCGGATCAAGACCTGTTTTCACAGTGGCTCGACGATGCCCGCCAGTCCAACGATCCGCGCATCGTCTGCCACCTGTACGCCGCGCCCGAAGGCTGCGACCTCATGGACGAAAGCGCCTGGCGTGCGGCAAATCCCGCCCTGGGCCTGTTCCGCAGCCTGGACGACCTGCGCGAGCAAATGGCGCAGGCGCAGCGCATGCCGAGCATGGAGAACAGCGCCCGCAACTTGCTGCTGAACCAGCGGGTTTCGACTGTCTCGCCATTCATCAGCCCGGACGTGTGGAAGTCCTGCGCAGGCCCGGTGCTGCCCTTTGATGGCCCGGTTTGGTGCGGTATCGACCTCAGCGCCCGCCTAGACCTGACGGCCATGGTGATCGTGGGCCAGGTGGATGGCGTGTGGCATGTGCAGCCGCAC